GTATTGATTGCTTAATAGAGGCAAGCAGTAGATTTTACTATTTAATTAATCAACAATACATTAAACGGTGTATTATTGATAATTTAACTAAAAACACACAGTTTAATGGCAAAATAGGGCCCACAGAGGCATTAACAAAGCAATTAAAATATTTTAATTGCTTTGTTAATGCCTCTGTGGGCCATTAAACAGCAATTATATGGTAAAAAGGGTCAATAATACATTAAATGCTGTATTATTGATTAATTAAATAGCGCTTAGCACTTGACAGCAACCTGTCTGTTAACTGTGTCAACCTCAAACAGAGCGTCGTAGTTGGCTACGAGGGTAATCAAGTGAGCCTGTCCGGTCGCCGACCCGAGCGAAACTCTGTACGAAATGGGGCTGTTTTGTGTCGAAATTCCTGTCAAAAGTGAATCGCTGGAAAGCTTCTCGGTGCTAGTCCCGATATAAAATTTCCCCATAGCCTGAGCAGTTGTCACAGTAGCAGAAACCGCAGCATACTCAACACTGTTAATAGCAAAAGAGTTCGCCTTATCATAGATAGAACCAGTAGCAGATTTGAGTTCCATCAAAGCGCCAGCACGATTTACTAGCGATGAGATAGGACGCTGAGGATAGATGACACCACCAACAGAGAAGGAGTAATCGCCGTTGTTAGTGGTAATGTCAGTCGAGTCAAACGCTTTATTAGCACCAATCGTGGTGCCGCCGTTGATTGCGTAGAGGCTTTTCACGGATGCATACCTCTGGTTGAACACGAGCTCATTATAGCCCGTGCTGCCTGAGCCTAGGGTTTGAGAAGCACACGAGAAAGACTGAGACTTGATATAAATCTTATCACCCATCGAGCGAACCATATCCTCAACCTGTCCGCCCATATCTACAACCTTGTAGCAGAGTTCCAAGTTGGAAAGAGTGAAAGCAGTAACAGCACCACCAGTAGCAATATTGAAACAATTGGCAATAGCGTCCATGGTGAGAACGATGCGGATTTGCGGCATAGCAAACAAGGGAATCAATTTCTCAGAGTTGGAGAGAATACTCATCAACGGACCACCGAGAGAATAGGCTTGGGTAGTAGCAACAGCTCCTAAATCACGGGCATCAAGCTGTTCCAAAGTGGGAACAGATGAGTTATTCAAATAACCGAAACCAGATTGGAGTCCGTATTTCTGGGCGACATCAAGTGTGAGGTTGGTGAGCATATTCATCAACACGTTGTATGACTGAATCGTGTCCACGGTTTGTGAGCCAATCTGAACATCCAGTCTTGTGAAGGGATTGTAAACAGGGCAACCAATCTGGTAAACTTGGAAAGCACCAGTATTTGTGACGGAAGTAGTATATCTCAAATACATAGAATCGGGAACAAGGAAGCCTCGGTTTAAAAGGTCGAACTGAATCTGAGAACCAGATGTGAATGAGGCACCGTTTACCGGAGAAGCGACAACGGGGATTTGCTGGGTGTTATCAGGTAGGGAAGGAAGAGACTCGGTGTAGTTGATTGATTGAGGAAGTACAACAGACATTTATATAATCATGATAGATAATAATTTTATATGTATTTGCGGTTATTGTAAAAAAGAACTTCTAAATTATCGTCGTCGTTCAAATCCGATAATGTCTGGTCCGTAAATGTTTGCGGATTTTCCTCATCTGCTACTCCTTGGGTCGACTGTTGTTGAAGCGTGTTAATCAGTTGATTGATTGGGAGAATCAAATCTTTAAATGTAGTTTTTGTATCTTGATGTCTAATCCTTGTAATTGCTAAAATAAGCGTGATGTTCCAATGAATATTATTAAAGTCGACGAGTCGTCCGTCATCACCGAATATCTGTAAATCAAAGCCGTCTAATGTCGCGTTGTTAATAATCGTTTGTATATTTGACACGTTGTTATAGAGGATAACTCCGAATGCGCCACTTTCGATCGGTATTGTTGCTAAAATATTGAGATTGCTTTCAACGCTTGAATCATAGTTCTGTGTTTGTAGTTCAAAGCTAGCCAGTTTAAGTTTCAATAATCCTAAAAGGTTGAGAGGAAAAGGAGTCGTTAAAACTCCTAAACTACTAGTATTATTCGTGGTCGGGTTAAATCCAAGAACTTGATTGATAGTTCCAGTTGATAAAATGGTAAAATCTAATGATAACAATCGCGTGAATGTCATACAACCCGTAATGGCACTCGTCGCAATATCTATATCAGTAATGCTTTGTAGTGCGAATCGCAATTTTATTTCTGTTATTAAATTAGCACTGTTATAATTTCCCTGTGTTAGTGTAAATGTATATACGACAGCGTCATAATCTAATACCAAAATATTGTTGTAGACGTTTATATTGTAAAACGAAATCGGTATTTGCGCATTTTGAATTGTTATTTTTACCTCAACATTGTCTAAATCATCTTTAACAAGACCTCTAAAATTAAAGTAAACATCGCTTAGAAATGAGCCATTGTTTTGCGTGGCATTGTTTGAACTCAGTGTGATTATCCTCTGGTCTATATATGTATCCATTATATATATAGAGCATTTTTTATTGTGCCAGTTTTTCATTTAAATCATTGTTTATTTTGGCCCGATAGTTATCTTTTAATTGATTTATTTTTGTTTTTATTTGCTCCCTCTCAGAATCTGTTAAATTAGGATTACATAACAAAATATAATATGACGCTTCATCATTAGCGGAGAACCCGAAACGTTCTATTTTTTCTATACTTGGTTTCGGTCGTAAATCAATTTCCGTTAAATATTTAATGCCATGTAAAAAATCTTCGCGCTTCATTTTATTGGAGTTATTTATTTTGAACATATATTTATACAGAAGAAATAATTGCTCGAAGATTTGTTTCACTAGCTTTTTTTTCGGCGTTCTTTTGTTTTTGGTTTTGCTGTTGAGCCAGCCTCTGTTTCCGGATACGCTTGATTTTCCAAAGTCTGACTCACTTGTATATCCTCTCTATCTGCTCTTGATTGTCTAGCTAAATTGCTAAGCGCATTATCTTGTTTTTCAATTTGGTTCAATTGAAATATACCGCTGGTTTGTTTTGGCAATTGTTGACCGCCTCTTCTGATTCTACTAATAAATGCTGAACCGGAGAATGGATTGTTTGTTGTCGGGTCGTCGCTAGTTTCTACTTTGACCACTTCCGACAAAACCTCGCTCACAATTTTATTTATCCGTTCTGTGGTTTGTAATTCAAAAGCTCCTCTCTGGCTTTGTTCTTGAAATAATGGACTAATTGATGGGTCTGGTTGTTCTTTCATTCTTTCTTCAAATTGTAGCCGAGCTTCTTGTCCGAGAACATTACGAATTGCTTCCGCATAGGCTTCTTGTGTTTCTGGCGAAAGACTCGCATATTCTTCTTTTGTCGGTGGTTCTTTCGCCCATACGAGCGCATTGTAAGCGCTTAGCAACTTGTCATTTATATTGCTACCAATTGGCACGCTTCCAGAACTAGCAAAAACTTGTTGAGGCAATCCTTGGGCTATGGCATAATTACCGCCTGTTCTAGGAATGCTCCCATATGCTGGAATGCCCGCCAAAAATCCCGATCTATATGCTTTCATAATTGCGTCTTCTTGTACTTTTGCTCTTGGTTTTGCTCTGGGTTTTGATTGAGGTTTTTTAATAGGTGCTTTTGCTTTCTTCTTTTTAACTGGCATATACAATTTATCCAGAAAATAATATGTTGATATTGTATATAATGCTGTCATCATCTCAAAATTATAACTCTCAGCAACAAATCGGAACCGACGAACTATATAATATTGTGCTTAATAGCAACGACGCAACAGTAAGCGGAACTGATTATTTATTCTCTTTTGACTGGTCTATTATCCCTGATGGAAACTATTTAGTTCATTTCTCATTCAATACTGCTACTGTCAATACTGTCGCTAATCCTCAAATCGCCATGATTTATATAACTGCTTTATCTGGTTCGAATACTTTTATCGCAACAAATCAAGCTGGTCGGGCTAGCGCACAAAGTAGCAACTTTTTAGGTGTTGCTTATCCTTATATAGTCTCAACCACTTCAACGCTTCACTCCGAAGATAGCACAAATCCGCCAGTATTTCTAAATAATAGACCACGAACAAATCAATTTACCGTTTCTGTTTTGACAAATGCTTCTACTCCTACTGCTTATCCTTCTCTCCCTGCTTGGGTTTTGGTTCTTCAATTAAGACCATTAAACCATACAACAAGACGAGAACTTTAAACACCTGTATAAATATGTGTTGTAAAAAATACATATTTATTTATCGCCTGAACTGTATTAACGGTTCGCTCGACCTATCCAGAGCTTTCGCTCTTTCAATTCCTTCACGAATATTTTTACCAAGAGCGCGTGTATCAATAGAACCAGTTGCTCTGATAATCGGTCTGTAAGTGAGGGGATTTGTCAAATCACTAGCTCTGCCTAAAAATCCGGAGCCAGCACTGGCTAATTCTAGGCCTGTATTTAGACGATTCAACAAATCCTTCCCCTGAGGAGTACTTGATAAAACCTCTTTGGCAAACGGGATAGACAAAATAGTATCACGTAATTCTCCACCAGCTCGTGCTCCCGTTGATAAACCTCGTCCAGCCGCGCCTAGGCCTTTTGACAAGGCTGACGATGCCATTACGCCTTTTCTAAATATAGGCATAGCTTTTCTTCCTGCTGATTTTAGAAACATTTTATATTCTCTATTGAGAAATTATTCTTCCTCAAACATCAATTCATCAAATCCATCAAATAATCGTTGAGAATTGACATTTATGAATAAATACTTATACGGTTTGTCAAATACCATTTTGGAAATATCATTCATATATTTTTCTTTGCTCTCTACCACCTCATCAAATATGGCGCTCAACTCTTGTTTTGCGACTCGGAAACAGAATATGTTGGAAAATAGTTTTCGTATATCCTTCTCAATAGAATACCAAGTCTGGACTAAAAAAATAATCGTTGTTCGCAAATGTCGCCTATTGAAAATCAACTCTTTCAATAATTTCTTCACATCTTGGTTTTTCAACGAGGCCGTGCAGTCATCAAAAATAATACAATTATTATATTTCTTATCCTCTGCTTTTATGGTCTCCATCACTGTATTTAGATTTTCATAATTCAGTTCTTCGTGTGTTTGCTCTTCGGGTATCTTCTCAAAGATATTATCCTTCATAGATGCTCTACTATGTGAGGGCTGGAAAAGATAAATATTATGAAATACTTTTCTATATATTTTCGGACTTTTAAAGAACGAATATAACAAGCTTGTCTTGCCACTTGCTGGTCGACCTATCATCAGATTCGTTTCATGCGAGTTTAAAAACTTTGTCAGTTCATAATTATCTAGCTTTGGATGGAGTCCTCCGTCGCAAATCATGTTGCATACTGCTAAATCTGGGCTTTCGTTTTTTTTCAAAGTGATACTCATCTATATATTATACAAATAAAAATGATGGCTTTTTCGCTTCAATTGCTTTTGGTGCTTGTTGTGGTTGAGGAGGCGGTTTTGGCGGAGGTTGCTGTTTCTTCGCTTTGACTGCCGTCTTGATTTCTTCAATCGGTGTTTCATCATCGCTTATCTCATCCAACACCAGCGACTTTTTGATTTCTTTCTTTTTTATAGAAATAGCCTTTTGTACAATCTTTTCCTCTAATGCTTTTTTTTCATTTTCTCTGTCTATTTGTGCTTGCTTTTTTCGCATATCTATCAATTCAAACCGTTTTAGTCTTCCGAGTGCCATAGCTTCCAATTGTTTTTCGCTGGCCTTCTTTTTCGGTTTCACAGGTGGGTCGCATAATGCTGTTGGGATTTCTTCTTCTTTTTCTTCTTTGCTTGCTTGTAAAGGCTCGTTTGATTCCTCTATGGGAGAGGACGTAAGGAGTTCTAGTTCGCGTTCTGCTTTTTTCCCTCGGGGCATTATATATATGTATAAGAAAATATATTTAATTAATAAGCGACCAATACGCCTAAATAATTCTGGCGGAGGATGATTGCGACGATTTATAGCCATCCGGTTTTGTTGGCAATATCACGAAATCGCTGGTCTCTGGTGGTTCTAAGACCATAACTGGTGCGAGGGCCTTTTTAAGACGGTCGAAATAATTTATTGTGATGACTCGGTTCTGTTTTTCTTGTTTGCTAAATTGGGGCATATATATTCAGGGGCGATAATAAGCCTCTATTTTTGCCAACAAAAAATGTTTTCCGAGTAAATGTGAAATGCCGATCGTCGCATATTTGGCATCGGAATGATGACCTCGGCATCCCAGCCGATAGTCTTCTTGTACACATCGTATATCTCATTGCTAACAATAATACAATACCAGCCACCCTTTGAAAGCCCCCTCCAAGAGAGGAGAGCTAGATTCTCATAGAATTGATTCCACTCTGATTTGGTACGGTATGGTTGGTTGGTATATCTCTCGATGTTATAATATGGCGGCGAATAGAAACACATGTCATATGCTACGCTGTCGTAGTCAAAAACTAGACAAGAAAACCAGTT